GGAAGCGGCTGTAGGGCATCCCGTGCTGATGCCATGGCGGCTCTGTCTGGCGCTGCCAACGTGGCGCTTGGTGTGGCCCTGCAGGAGGGCAGGCCATGACCAGCAAGAGCGAACGGATCCTTGCGGCGATTGAAGCGACCCTGGCGCCTACCGCCGGCGTCAGTGGCCGGGTGTTTCGAGATCGATGGGAAGCGCTGGCTCGAGCAGAGATGCCGGCCATCGTCATCGAGCCGCAAAGCGAAGAGCCGCTGATCACGGCCATCCCCTACACCGACTCCACCCTGCTGGTGACCGTCGACATTCTGATCAGCGGCTCACCGCTCAGCACGCTGGCCGATCCGATCCGCGTGGATGCACACGCCAGGCTGATGGCCGATCGCAGCCTGGGCGGCCTGGTCCATTCGATCGATCCGGCGCCGGTCGCATGGAGCGGCGAAGCTGGCGAGATCGGCATTCTTAGCCTGAGCTACCGCGTCCCATTCCGGACGTTGACGACTGATCTCACGCGATGACGCTTCCTAGCCTGAGTGCAGATGAGTTCTGGGGCATTGGCGGGGAATACCTGCTCAACCCCAAAACCGGCAAGCGGACCCTAGTCGCCCGCACCGAACCAGCCCTCGATCCCCAGCCAGAGCCGACCGATGCCATTGCTTTCCCGGAAACGGACAATCCTCCTCAAGGCTGAGGCCACTTACGGCACCGATGCCACTCCGACCGGGACCGATGCCCTGGTGGTGCGGAGCATTGATGTCACCCCGATCAGCGCGGACACTGTGAGCCGTGATCTGATCAGGCCCTATCTGGGCAACCCAGGGCAGCAGCTGCTGGCCAACAGCAAAGTTGAGTGCGCGTTTGAAGTGGAGTTGGCCGGTAGCGGCACCGCCGGCACTGCGCCCCGCTGGGGTCCAGCCATGTTGGCTTGCGGCACGTCGGCCACCACCGTGGCATCGACGAGCGTCACCTATGCGCCGGTGAGCTCTAGTTTCAGCAGCGCAACGATCTATTATTTCGCCGATGGCGTCAAGCAGGCCATCACCGGTTGGCGTGGGTCGTTTGAGATCAATGGCGCCGTAGGCCAGATCCCCACTCTTTCGTTCAAGGGAACCGGAATTTACAACGGTCCCACTGATTCCGCTGTTGGCGCTGTGACCTACAGCAACCAGGCGGATCCGCTGATCTTCCGCGAGACCAACACCAGCAATTACAGCTTGTTCGGTCATGCCGGCTGCCTGTCGTCGTTCAACTTTGCGCTGAACGCTGATGTGCAATACCGCCAGCTGGTTGGCTGCACAAAGGAAGTGATGTTCCTGGACCGCAAGCCCAGCGGTCAGGTGATGATCGAAATGGTGCCGATCGCCACCAAGGATTACTTCAGCATTGCCAATGGCACCGCTACCGGCAACCTGACCATCACGCATGGCACGACTGCCGGCAATCGCGTGGTGATCACATCGCCTCAGACCGATCTGGTCAATCCGTCCTACGGGGACGACAATGGCGTGATCATGCTGAACATCCCCTACGTGTCGCTGCCATCCAGCGCCGGCAACGATGAGTTCAGCATTGCGCTGACCTGATCGGCTCAGGCTCCCAACTCCGAACACCACATCACCACCCATGCCCCTGCAGCTGCGCAGCCAATCGGTCACCTACCGCTGGCCGGTCGTCGTCGAGTTCCCCGTTGACGGCGGCAAATTTGACAAAGAGAGCTTTGACGCTGAGTTCAAGCGACTCCCCCAAGACCAGCTGCGCGAGATCGGCGAAAAGATCGAAGGTGGTGCCATCTCAGATCTGGAGCTGCTTGATCAGGTGCTGACCGGCTGGGCCGGCATCCTCGACGAATCCGGCGACGAGGTGCCTTTCAGCGAAACCAGCCGCCAGCGGATTCTCAATGTCCCCCTGGTGGCCTCGGCCATCGTGGCGGCTTGGTTGGAATCGCTGGCGAAGGGCAAGAGAAAAAACTGATTGAGGCCGCCGAGTTGTGGGTGACCGGCGGCCAACAGCAGGAAGGGCCCGACCCGGCGGAGGCCGCGGCGATGGGATTGATCATCCCCGAGGCTGAGCCTGAGGTGTTTGACATTCACCCAGACGCCGAGAAGGGCATCCGAATGTTCCTGCAATGCTGCACGCAATGGCGGGTGAGTGATGGCCGGCGGATCGGCCTGGATTATGGAGTTGTGCTCAGCCTCCTTAGCCTGGAGCAAGAGCCGAACCCCCTTGAAGTGCTGGAGGATGTGCGGGTAATGGAAGACGCAGCCCTGGCCAAGCTGGCGGAGCTCACCGCCTGATGGCGAATCTTGATGCGCTGCTGAGAATCAAGACCGACGTTCAAGGCGCCAACAGCATCGTTGCGCTGAATCGCGGCCTGCAGGGTGTCGAGCGCACGGCGGCTGGGGCGAGTGTGGCCATGCGGGGCATGGCTGGATCGTCGGCTCTGCTGACCAGCTCCCTGGGCGCCCTGGTGCCCTTGATGAGCGCCGCCGGCCTGGTGGGCCTGGTGAAGGGCGCCATCGATGCGGGCGACGCGATGAACGACCTGAGCCAGCGCACCGGCGTGAGCGTCGAGGCCCTGGCGAAGTTCAAGAAAGCGGCGGCCACGTCGGGCACCGATATCGACAACGTGGCCAAAGGCCTCAACAAGCTCAACCGGGGCATGTTTGAGGCGGCTACCACTGGCAAGGGAAAGGCGGCTGACGCGCTGAACTTCCTTGGGATCAGCGCTACCAACGCCGCCGGCAAGCTCAAGACCGCTGACCAGGTGACCCTGGAGATCGCTGACAAGTTCAGCAAGATTCAAGACCCGGCGGCAAAAGCAGCGCTGGCCGCGGATCTGTTCGGCAAGGCTGGCGTCGCCATGATCCCAATGCTGAATAGTGGCAGCAAAGCCATCACGGACCTGTCCACCAAAATGACCACCGCCTTCGCTCAGAAGGCCGACGAATACAGCGACAAGCTGGTGACCCTTTCTGGGAAGGTGGGCGCACTTGGGGCAGACCTGGCGATCGCCCTGCTCCCAGCCCTGAACGCTGTCACCGACGCCGTGACCGCTGGGATGACGGCATTCAACTCAATGCCGGACGTTCTCAAATCGGCCACCCTTTCGGCGGCAGCCCTGGCCCTGGCGTGGGGCCCACTGACCGGGCTGATGGGAACCATCGGCAAGGCCACGGCGCCACTGGTGGCCAATGCCATGGCAAACCTTGCCCTTCAGACCACGCTGGCTGGCGGCACGCTGCCGCCACTGGAAGCCGGCCTGGTGGCGGTCAGGGGCGCGATGCTGGCTATCCCCGGATGGGGCTGGGCCCTGGCTGGCGCCACGGCCCTGGCGGCACTGACGACCTACGTCTATTCCACCAACAAGGCCTTCCGCGATTTCGTTGGCAATCTCGGCGACGTGATCAGCGGGGATTTCAAGCGGTCAATGGAGGCGATGGGGAACTTTGCCAAAGGGGCAGGGCAGTACATCGGCGGCGTCTGGGGAGGGCTGGTCAAGAACGCCAGGTGGGCCGGCGATCAGATTGCCAAGGCGTTCGGAGAGCGTTTTGGATTCATCGCCGACATCGCCCGCGAAACCATGGGCTGGGTGTCTCAGCAGATCTCGGGCATGGTCAGCGCCATCCCGAAGGCGATCCGCGACAAGCTGGGAATAGCGCTGAGCGATACGTCGCGGCCAGCTTGGTCTGTGCCGATCGGCGCCTATGCGGCCGGTGCGGTGGGCCGGGCGCTGTCGATGGGCCCGCGTGCTGAGCCAGCCGCTCAAGGCGGCGGTGGGGCCATCCCTGAGCCGGCGCAGACGGCGCTGAATCTGAGCGGCTATGGCGGTGGCGGCGCTGGTGCGGGTGGTGGTGGCCGAGCTGGTGGAGCTAAGGCACCAGTCGGCCAAATCATCGAGTACCTCACCGGAGACCGGAGCTCTGGAAGCTATCGGGCTGACCACGGCGGCAGCAACTATCACGACCACCTGGCGTTTGCCAGCACCGCGCAGCGGGATGCGGCCATGAAGGAATTGCGGGCCGCTGGCATTCGCATTGGATCCGTTAACGATGGGCGCCACGCCAGGGGCAGCTATCACTACTCCGGCCAGGCCTTTGACGTTCCCGGCGGGCAGGTTCCGGTGGGGCAGGAGGCCGGCCTATCTGCGCTTGTGCGCAAGGTGCTCTCTGGCGCCGGATTTGTGGGCAAAGGAATTGGCAGAGCTGCTGGCTATTCCGACGACCTGGCCAGCCTACGAGTGCAGGGCGAAGAGAAGGCCGCCGAGGCTGCCAAGAAGGCCAAGGAAGACGCCAAGCACAAGGCAGAAGACGACGCCAAGTCTCTGAACAGCGCCCGCGACCTGCTGACCACCAAGGAAGCGGCGCTGCGGGTGGCGGAAGCAATCAGCCCCCTTGAGAAGCTCAATGCCGAATACGACCAGGCGCGCGCGCAGCGCATGGGCGAATACGCCGACAAGCTGCAACAGGCCCGCACCGATGAAGAGCGTCGGGTGCTGGTCGCCGCCCAGCTGGCTGACGCGCGCGCATCTGAGCTGGGCTACCAGGAGAAGCTCAAGGCGATCGCCAACGATCAACTGATTGCCGAGCGTGAACGCGCCCAGGCCCTCGCCGACTCCATGGCCTACATGCAGGAGATGAGCAGCCGCACCAGCGTTGGCGCTGGCCTGCAGCAAGGCATCGAGAGCTATGTGGAATCAATCGGCAACATGCGCGACGCGGTGGGCAAGCTCACCACCGACAGCATTGGCGGCCTGGAGAACAGCCTGACTGAACTGGCCACCACCGGCACCACCAACTTCAAGGCCTTTGCCGCATCAGTGCTGGCCGACACCAGCCGCATGATCATCCGGCAGATGGTGCTCAAAACGATCATGTCGCTTATCGGCGGGATCGGCGGCGGCGTCGCCAAGACGTTTGAGATGCCCGGCTTTGGCGGTTTCGGCGGTGGCTCCAGCGTTGACTTTGGCCAGGCGATGATGATGCCCAAGCTGTTTGCCAAGGGTGGGGCGTTTGGCGCTGGATACGACATCGTGACCCAGCCGACCATGTTCCGCTTTGCTTCCGGCGGCTCATTCAACCAGGGCGTGATGGGCGAGGCCGGCCCTGAAGCGGTGATGCCATTGCGCCGCGGGCCTGATGGCCGGCTGGGCGTGTCGGCACCTTCCGGGGCCAGCAGCGGCCCGATCACGATCAACGTTGACGCCCGCGGCACCAAGTCTGAAGGCGATCGGGGAGCCGCTGGCGCCCTGGCGCGCGACCTGGCCCGGGTCGTTGATGACCGCCTGATTCACCACCGCCGGCCCGGCGGCCTGCTCTCCGCTGCCTGATCATGCCTTCTTTCAACTGGTCTCCGTCGTTCAGCTCCAGCGAATCCAGCAAGCCCCGGGTGAGCTCTGCCCGATTCGGCGACGGCTACGAACAACGCATTCGCATGGGCAATCAGACCGATCCGAAGACATGGCAGCTGGAGTTCAACAACCGCACCAACCTGGAGCGCGATGAAATCCGCGCCTTCCTGGAATCCAGAGGTGGCGCGGAAGCATTCAACTGGACGACGCCATGGGGGCAGACCGATCGGAAATGGGTTTGTGAAGAATGGAACATTGACCCGTTGAACTGCAACAACAATCAGATCCGCGCCACGTTCCGCCAGGTCTACGACTGGTCGCTGATCACTGAGGTGAGCTTTGGCAGGCCGGCATGGGACAGCGGCTACAGCCAGTTCAGGCCCGGAGCATTGACGACATCCACGCCACCTGTGGCGGCTAAGCAGTGGGTGACTTCGGCGACGACGTTTGCGGTTGGAGTGGTGAGCGCGGCTAAGCAGTGGGTGACTTCTGCGACGACGTTTGCGCCTGGGGTGATGAGCGGTGTAGAGGTTGATCCCTATTTCTCCCAGGTTTCTCTGCTATTGCATTTTAACGAAAACATGATTGACAGCAGTAGTAACGCATTTACAGCCACTGTCTACGGCGACGCACAGGTTAGCGGTAGCAATTCTAAATTTGGATCTGGATCGCTTACCTTAGATGGAAATGGTGACTATATTACTTTCCCCGAAAGTTCTGCTTTTGCGTTTGGCACTGGAGACTTTACGGTTGAATGTTGGGTGTATCTTGGAAGTGGCAATGCTAATAATGGACTATTCACGTTTGGTGACTCTAGTAGCGGGCTAGCCCTTGCAATTTACAATAACAACTGGACATTATGTGTTTCTGGCGGCAATGGCGTAGCGCTAGGATCTCCCGCAATTGGCGTTTGGCAGCACATTGCAGTAACCCGCAGCGGAACAGATTTAAGGCTGTTTGTCAATGGCACCAGACTAAACAATACCTTGTATGATTCAACTGATTTTAGAAGCAATCAACTAAAGATAGGCTATTATTACTCAACAAGTTATAGCATTAACGCTTTGATTGATGAGTTTAGGGTCACCAAAGGCGCCCGCTACACCTCAAACTTCACCCCGCCTACCGCACCATTCCCCAATGCCTAACCTGAATCAGACTCCCTAGCCCGAAGCCAGATGGCATCCATCGTCTACGACAGCTTCCTGGGTGACGTGTTCGCCGGGAACTGCAACACCAGCCACAGCTACAAGGCCATGCTGGTGACCAGCGGCTACAGCGAGAACCGGGGCACCCACGCCAAACGCAGCAGCGTCACCAACGAGGTGTCGGGCACTAACTACAGCGCTGGCGGCGCGGCAGTCACCGTGTCGTTCTCGCTTGACACCACAGCCCACACCGGCACGCTCACGATCGGTGCGGTGAGTTGGCCCAGCTCCACGATCACCGCACGCAAGTTGGTGGTCTACCGGGCCCGCGGTGGCGCAAGCAGCGCTGATGAACTGGTCTGCGTTGTGGACAACGGCATTGATCTGGCCAGCTCTGGCACGACGATGACCTGGGGCGGCGGCACCTGGTCTATCCCGCTTCCAGCTCCAGCCTGATGGCTATCCCGTTTGATGAGGCAAACCGGCCGGCGCCATCAGCGCTTATCGAGCTGTTTGAGCTGCGGTTGTTTCAGGCCATTCATGGCACTGAGACCACCCTGCGCTTTCATGCCGGCCTGAATGCCAAGCAGAACGGCGGCATCGTCTGGGCAGGTCAAGAGTATTTGCCATTGCCGATCGAAGCCGAAGGATTCAGCTACAGCGGCAGCGGTCAGCTTCCCAGGCCGACCGTGCGGATCGGCAACATCATGCAGCCGATGGCAGTGGGCGGCGTCATCTCAGCGCTGCTGCTGAGCCTGCCAAGCGGGCTGGAGGGCGCCAGGGTGACACGGATCCGCACCCATGCTCGCTACCTTGACGACATCAACTTCCAGGGTGGCGTCAACCCATTGGGGACACCTGACCCCACGGCCGAATATCCCCGCGAGGTGTATACGGTAGATCGAAAAAAAGCCGAGACCCGCGAGCTGGTGGAGTTTGAGCTGGCGGCTGCATTTGATCTCGCTGGTGTCCGACTGCCGAAGCGGCAAGTGCTGGCCTCAATCTGCATGTGGCAATACCGCTCGGCCGAGTGCGGCTACAGCGGCGCCATTGCTGCTTGTGACAAGACCCTGGCGGCTTGCAAGGCGCACTTCGGCGACAACGCTCAGTTGCCGTTTGGTGCATTCCCTGGAGCCGGGACGTTCGCA